GCTTTGCGTTCGGCGTGAGGGAAACCGTGTTCTTGTAAATAGCGGGTGACTAACGTTTCAAACGCTGTCCCTTTTTGCTTCTGCTTGCTCATTGACGGACTCCAATGGTATTCGCTGTTGCCGTTTACTTTTACAAGTGTGCATTGGCACACCGTTCAACGGTACATGGGTTACTAATGTTGTCCTGCATAAGGGACACCACCAGTTTACCAAATTAGAGTCAGAAGGGTTCTTCGTCATCATCAATTACATCTGCATGCAGGGCTTTTGCGGCACGAGTAACAGGGTCACTAGCACCCCAACGTAATGATACAGCTACTTCGTCAGCGAGAACTTCGACACGTTTCGCTTTTGTTCCGTCTTTCTTTTCGTATGCTTCGATCTGTAAGCGGCCAAGTACGACGACTCGCATACCTTTCGCTACTTTGTCGGCAACAATTTCTGCTTGGTCACCGAACACTACGATGTCATGCCAGGTTGTTTTCTTGTTGTCGTCTTTGCCGTATGTATCAGCGACACTGAATTTGAGGATCGCTAAACCAGCCGGCGTGTATTTCAGTTCGGGGTCTCGCCCGATGTTTCCTGCGACGTTGATGTTGTTCATTTTGGTTGGCTCATTTCTTTGAAGGCGGCACGAAGTTTTGTCATGTCGTCGTTGGTTACATTGGTGAGGTCTACGCCGGCGGTGTCGGCTACTTTGTCGTGGTCTAGGTTTGCACCTGCACAGGCTTTGATGAACTTGCCGACAATCTCAGGATCGACAGGAATTGTTGATGTTACTTCAACGTTTGCTACTGGTTTTGCTCGGACTTTGATGACGGGTCGTGGGGCTGATGCGTGACCGCTCAGGTCTTCCCATTCATTCTTAGTCCACAAGGCGAGGCTGATACCGAATCGCATTGCAGCGTTACGCAAGAAGTCACCGACAAGTTCTTTGTCTAGTTCTTGTTTGTCTGCACGAACGCTACCGACACCGAGCATGGGCTTGTCGTGAACATATAGGAATCCCCACATGGTTGCCATACCGTTTTCAACATGGATCGCTGGCCTGCCGTTGACCCAACCGCATGGTTCCCACCACCACAACGGATCAATCTCGATGAGGATACGGGTGATGTCTGCGTGACCAACAAAATCTAGTTGGGTTCCACCTTTAGGGAGCTTGCCAACAATCTTTGGGTCTGGCACAGCGTACTTAGTGAGTACGTCTGCTAACAGTTTCTTTTTATCTTCCATTATTTCTCTCCTTTGAATCGCATGACTCTGTATTGGCTTGTCTTCTGATATTGCTTGAACAATTCTGGATTCTCCGAGGCGAGCAACTTGCTGTCGAAGGAGGTCTTGGATTGGGGTTTCCACGAAACTACCTGCTTTCCGTTCACGACACCGAACTGGTTGTCTTTTAATAGTAAACCGATGGTTGCTTTCAACTCATCTTCTTCAACACCCAACAACTTTTTCTGTTGCTGAACTTCATTCAACCGTGTAAAAACTTCAGCGTACTCAGTGAGATCGGTTGTCTCACTACTGGAGTACACATATGCGGCTGACACTTCTTCGTATGTTGCTGGCCATTCGGCAGGAATACTACCTAGTTTGATCCACCACACAAACTCTGTGACAGCACCGATGTGCAACATCTTTTCTTCCATAGTGACCGGCTGACGATGCACATGAAGATCGAGGGTACTATCAAAAATACCCCAAACGATTTCATCTACATTGGCACAGATAGCTTGATGGACACCCTGCCAGTACCAGTAGCGAGGCAGTACGCCATCCCATTCACGGTTGTACGTTTTGATTTCGGCAACAACTTTAGGTAGATCAAATGCTGACCCGAAACCTTTAAGGTATGACTCTTTGTCTACACCGTCAAGAGTAGCGACCATTGGGCTACCGGAATTTTCAATCGTATACATGACTGACGGTTCGATCAGTTCGACACCGATCTCGTCGCCCAACCATTCAAGCAGTGTGGCTTCCAAACGGTTGCCTCGTTCCATAGCACGATTCGTTTCAGTAACAACAGGCTCATCAGCCATCTTTGCTACAGCCAAACCGTACTTACTGATGAACCGATGCTCACCATGTACAGCAGCAGCTTCCGATGCTGAGATACGAGGGTTACCTTCCTCGTCACGATGTCTGGCTTTAAGCCATTCCATCGACCCGTGGGGTGGTTTAATAAATGTTGATGACATATCTCTCTCTTTCGTTGTTTGATTTTACTTTACACTAGGGGTGTATGGAAGTCAATCCAATTCTTGATTCCAATTAACTGGCATATGGATCGCCAACGAATACACGTTAACAATGTTTTCCCACGGGATGTGGTTGATGTCCCCCACAATTTCAGGTTCTTCAGCGTTATTCATAACAGTACCAACCAAAGTCATATAACCAGGCTTACACTTAGGCCACACCCAACCGACAGTGATCGGCATAACAACCTCAGCTTCGTAACCGTCAGTGAAAGTCCACGATGAGTCACCACCGGCATGAGCGTCACGCCACTGCACAACAACCATCGGCCAAGTAGGGTCATCCGAATCGTAAACTTCATTCATCGGGTTCTTCGGTGGGAACGCCGACTGATCCGCACTCTGAGCATCGTCTTCCATCCCGTTGTCTCCAATACTCATCGCATTTTTCGCAGTACAGATATTCTGTCACACATACAGTTTACCTCGCCACCACGCCCTACCGCTATGAATCGGGATTTGCTCATACCAAAATTCCCCGTCGCCAGGCTGGTATGTGACAACCGCTAATCCTTGTTGCCAATCTTCGACAATAGGTAAGGGTCTTCCGTCGAGGTCGATGCCGCCCTTTGTCGAAGGAACTGCACCATCTGTCTTAGCGAGTGTACCTGGTGAAGCTGCAAGGATGGTTTTGGGGCCATCGAAATCTTCACGTGACCGTTCTGCCCATTCACGCCTGTGGATGTGACCGAATACCACGCTGGTTTTTGATGTCGCAAGGTACTTATGGGCCGTGGAGCCTCCGCTTGCCACTTTGTCTCCGTGGATGACCCTGATACGTTCGTTGATCCAGTACGACGACGCGGGGTAGCCAGCCAAATACCTAATCCCATACTCATCGAAACGACACAAATGAGGGACACTGAGAACAGGCCAATTATCCGGCGTGTTACCTCTGCGTAAACCGAACGCTGCTTTGGCGTTGTCGAGGACATAGTTGGGTAGCCTTTCTTCGTGGTTTCCTGCGAGCCATACGATGTCTGCGTTGTGGGCGGCTGCCCTTAGTTCGGCAGAGAAACGGGTTGCTCGATCAATGGATGCTTGGGTTGTTAGGGCGAACGCAGGGGACAGACGGTACTTGCCGAATTCGGGGAAGTCCATGTTGTCACCTACGAGGATTACTTTGTCGGCGTTACTTGTAGCCACAATGTTAAGGGCAATAGTTAAAGCTGTCTCGTCGTGAGTGGATACGAGTTCGCCGTTGCTGTCACGGTAGTAACCGAACTGGATGTCGGGCAGGATCACTGCTGTCTCATACCCGTCAGGTTTTGTTATCGGTTTCGGTAACACCATTTTGATGTTGGCTGGTTTGCCAGGGTTGATAACGGGCCATTGTGGGCCTGTCTCCCATGCCGGCGAGAACTGGATGCCCATGAGGTCATGGATTTCTGCTTCGCCTTCATCGTTTTTGGTGAGGGACTGGTAGATGGATACTCGACCGATCTGCCCTACTTCTTCGACGTTGATCCCTTGTCGTTCAAGTAAGTCTGCGATCTTGCCGAGGACTTCTTTCCGGTTAGCGGGTGGGCCTGTTATTAGTTCTTCACTTAATGCCACAAGAACACTTCCCTTCCAAATGCTTGCGTAAAGCAAGTTTGCCTAAAGCGTGACCGTTTTCTGCTAACACTTTGCGTAACCATACACTAGTCCACGGGTACACACCTGACTTTTTGTCGGCTTCTGATCCTTCTTTAATTTTGTTGATCGCACTGACAAGAGCTAATCGTTCAACTTTGTCTAACTCATCAAGAATAAATTTGACTTTGCAATCAAAATATTTAGGGTTGTTTGGCTGCTTGTATAACTGTTCTGCGAGACTCATGTTCCTCCAGTTTGTCTATGATGAAACCAAGACGGTCACCATCATCTATCCCTCTCGGTATCACCCTAGTCAGGTAATACCTGATTTCAGGGTACAGTTGACTCACTTCGGTACACAATGTCAAGCATCTCCTATAAAAAAGCCTGTGGGCTGGTTGTTTGTTATTCTTCAGACTGGTGGGCATGCCAGTCTATATGCTTATCAAGTCGCCGGCGCACAGTTTTCATGTCGTCACGAACTTCAGTCAACAATGCAATTGATTGACCGTGTTGCTCAGTGTTTCTTTTATCGAAACGGGATAAGAACCACATCACAGGCCCGCCGATGAGGGCGACCGCAATGGGTACTAACACTAACTCCACGACTTATTCGTCGTCGTCAGGTGTTTTGTTAGACAATACTGCCCCTGCTGCGAGACCCGTCAAGGCCCCAACGATACCAGCAGTCAACGGACTTAATATCTCAAACATCTTAATATCCGCTTCAGCCATCTGCTCAGGCTGGTACACGAAAATTAGTGAGTACAAAAGCCCTGCAACAATAAAGAATAGGACTCCTGCCAAAGTGATGATTAGCAAGGCACGTACTCGTGCAGCTATCTCATCCGGCGATAGTCGTTTGCGGGGATTCTTGGTTTCTTGGGTCATCAGCAGGATTCCTATAGCGATCAGAACACGAGGATACGAACGAAACTAATACTACACAACCCAAGAGGGCAAGGTAGAAGCGGTTTCGGATAATCATACACTTATTTTAGCAGATTTGTTACTTGTCTAGCATGCTCGCACTAATAAACAGGGCGAGGCTTACAGCACTGGCGATCAGGCCGATGGTTTGGGTTTTTCCTGACAGGGTAATGATGACTAGCACGAGTCCTGATGCCATTACGCCTGCTTCAAAGAGGGTTTTCCACAGTTTCATTTTGTCTTCTTTCTGTTTGCTACGGGAATTGTTGCGCCAATTGCGGCTGTTGCTGCGGTGACTGTGCGTCGGGTTGATACGGATACGCTTGATCCGAGGGGAACATATGTGTCGAATGTCCCGTCAAAGACATTGATTTCTTCCTCGAAAGCTTCTCGTACTTCGGGGGGTGCGTCTTGGACTGCGGCCACTATTTCGGCTGCTTGTTCGGGGGTGAGTTCGTCGACGATGATGGCATCAAAGATTTCGGTGGCTTCGTCTGCTGTGACTGTGGCGAGGACTTCTGGGTCGGTAGCGTAGGCGACCGCTATTTCGGGTTCTACGGCTTCCCCTTCTACAATCGGGGGCAATGTCGTAGTTGTGGTTTCGGGGCTGTCAGGGGCGGTCTCAGGGGGTTCTGAGGTGGTCTCTGTAGGCGTTGATGTAGTCGGGATGGTAGTCGTCGCTGTCGTAGTAGGCGGCGAGGTTGTCGTCAACGGGGGTACGCCAGTAGTCGTCACGGTGGGTGGAGCTTCCGTTACAGGGACAGTCGTTGGAGGGACAGTAATAGTAGTTGTCGTCGTCGGTTCCGTGGATGTTGTTGGCATTTCCCATGTTGTCGTAGTCTCCGGTATTGAGGTGGTGGAGGATGTGGTTGACGGTGGCTCGCCAGGCGACAGCGTTGTTGTAGGCAATTCTGCAAGGGTCGTCGTCGAAGATACTTCGGGTGGTAGCGATGTTGTCACCTCGGTTGTAGTAGTGGGGTCGGTTTGTAACCCGTTGTAATACAGTTCGTACTGAATGTTCCATTCGCCACCTCCCCGCCATACGTCAGGTTCGTAGCAACAAGTAGATGCCCGTAGACGGTATCGGCCTGCGGGTACTTCTATCTCGATTCGTGATTGTAACCCAACAAAGTCGTCATTGGTGACCAATAACACCCCTTCTTCTGTGTATAACCAGAGTTGGGGGTCTGACGGGAATGTATCAGATTGATATGTTATTGCCACAAACAGGGTTGGTTCGGAATAGTCAAACCAAAAGTCTGTTGGTTGGGTAACACGGATTGTTGATTCAGCCGAAGCGGGGGTAACGAAAGCTAGGGCTGATACAAATACGAGGGTGATGCGAAGTATGTATCTCAACGAACGTCAAGGTTTGGGAACGCTGCGAGAGCATCAGTAACTGCTTGTGGCAATGTGTCGCCGGCTACATAGCGGATGTGCCATGCTTCTGCGTTTGCACCGTCACGAACTTCCCATGAGAAACCGAACTTGAGTGCGTTGCTGGTCATAAATCCGTCACCGAGCAACCATTCAAGACGCTTACCTGATGCTGAGGCAACATCGATTGCGAGGCCGATGCCATGATTACTGGTCCCTGGGCTTCCAGCAGGGGCGACACCCTTCTTCAAATACCATGTCTTACCCTGATAGGTGCGGGTTACTTGTGGTGTGCGACCGGTGGGTGCGGCCTCGTAGCGAGCATTGAACAACTTGATTTGTTCGGGTAGTGGGCGGTATGCGCCGACATGCTTCAGTTCGATCCCGTCGAAGTATGCGGCGAGTTGCATGGCGTTCCATGCGGTTGCTGCTAGACGGTGGAGTTTGCCTCCTGGGGCTTTGATGTCTCGTAGTAAAGACGGGTTGATTTCGCCGTTCTTTTGTCCTGCGAGATCGGAAGGCATGATAATGGGTAGTACGGTATATGTAGTCATTCTGTTTCTTTCTATGTGTAAATGAGTTGAATCCAGCCAGAGAAATCTCTGTTACCTAACAGGAAAGCAACCGAACTGGTATGTACGGGTGCGCCAAT